ATCCCGCGACCGGGTGCGCGCGGCGATCACCAATTGCGGGTTCACGTGGCCGGCCTCCCGACTCACGTTGGCTCTGTCGCCGGCGACTCTGCCGAAGATGGGGTCGGTGTACGACCTGTCATTACGTTGACTAGAACTGTGCTATTTGTCCAGCTCTCAGATGAGGTGACACACCGGGTGGGTTGAGTCTCTTGTCTTCGCTCATGTGTTCGAGTAGGGTTCTGCTTGTTCGACAAGACCTACAGCTAGTCACCAACGAAGTAATCCCGTTCCCGAGGTCTGGGGGCGTCCACTCTGCGGGGTGGGGGCGTCGGGGCACCTGTGACGTTTATACCGGGTGGGCGTGCGTTTCGCCGTCAAGTTATGGCTAGTACTGAATATTGTTATTGAATGCTGGGCTGATCACGAACTCGGAGCAATCCGAGCATTTGTGTGTGAACCAAGTGGGCGTGCCGTTGGCCGCCGAATCGGCCTGGTACCGAATATTGGAAATGTAGTGGGGCTCACGGGATACGTGTGCCCTTTTTTCGTGCCTGAATAACGGCCTTAAGCCGCTTAGCTTGTTAAGCGTGTATTTGGGGAGGTTCCCAGCTCGGTCCGGTTGGGGCTTGGAGCCCGTTTTTTGCGCTGACCTGCATTAAGTGGGTTGGCATTACCTTGATCTACGTGGTTCCCGCTGGTGGAAGCGGGACTAGATCTATTGACGTTTTGTTACGGGGTTTTGATGGTTTATCGGTATGCGGATTTGGTGGCCGAGTCGGTGGGGAGAGCACCGGCGTTAACGGAGGAGCAATTGCGTAAGCTCACCGTTTTATTCACCACCGCAGATTCGTTGAGTGGAGGTGCTGGTGCCGGTGTTTCCGGTGATCCAGCGCTGGCGCTGCGTGTCGCAAGTTAGAAAATACACAAATAGGAAAACGGAGGAATATTTCACTATGGGAACAAACATGGCCGACGATCCAGTGTTGCAATGTGTTGACGGTGCTGTATCTACAGGCGATAGCGGCTCGGCGATTCTGGACCGTATAGACGGCGTGCTCCACCGTTATTGCGTCCTGCCGGGAGAGGATGAATACAAGGCGGTCACGTTATGGGTGGCGTATACCCATTTCATTGAGGCATTTGATTCCGCGCCGCGCCTGGTGGTGCGTTCCCCGCATAAACGCTCGGGGAAAACCCGGTTACTGGAAGTGGTTGCCGAAATGGTGTATCACCCGCTGCGAGCGATGAACGTTTCCACGGCTTATCTGTTCCGCAGCTTGCACGAGCAGGACCGAACGCTGTTGCTCGATGAGGTGGACGCGCTGTTCGGCACCACCGTCAAGGCTGTGCAGAATGAAGACCTACGCGCAATATTGAACGCGGGTTTTCAGCGCGGCAATCCGGTGGGGCGTATCAGTGGCCCGAATCTGCAACCCGTGGAATACAGCACGTTCGCACCTGTGGCAATGGCCGGAATCGGGGATCTGCCCGACACCATCGAGGACCGGGCCGTGATTATCCGTATGCGTCGCCGCACCGGCAGCGAGACGGTCAAGCCGTATCGGATGAACCGGGACAGCGGCGTGCTGCGCCAGCTGCGCGACGAACTGCACGCGTGGGCCAAGACGCGGGAAACCGATGCCTGGGAACGCGCCAACGCCGATAACCGTGTGGTGCTGCCTGTCGATGACCGCGCCGCCGATGTGTGGGAGCCGTTGATCGTTGTGGCCGATCTAGCGGGCGGCCTGTGGCCCGCACTGGGGCGCGCAGCATGTCTGGCATTGACCTTGCGTGCCGCCGAGCAGGACACCGCGACCACACCGGGCCAACAGCTCTTGGCCGATGTGCGCGAGGTGTTCACCGGCGAGTTCATCAAGTCCGACGAGTTGTGCGCCGCCTTGCGGGCGCTGCCTGAATCCCCTTGGGACGCCATCGATCTGACCCCCACCAAGCTCGGCAAGCGTCTGGGTGTCTACGAGATTACGACGGGGCACACCCCCGATAAGAAAGCGCGCATCTATCGGCGTGCCGATTTCCTGGACGCATTCGCCCGCTACCTTCCCCCACAACCCCGTCCCACCCCGTCCACGCCGTCCGGCACCGGCACTGACCAGCAAAAGCCTGTGGACACCCACGGTGTGGATGCCGCGTGAGCGGACATCATCGACCCCGTCCCGTCCACTGTGGCGGCGTCCATCCCGTCCCGGTATTGCCGCAGCTCACAGGGCATCACCGGACACCCTGGACGCCTTCGGACGCCGTTTCCGAGGAAAGGTACCCGGACGGACAAGCACTTCACGCAAGACATCCGAATTGAAATTGAAAGAGGTGCGATCAAATTTTGGGTGGGGAGAGAAGCCTGGATAGGCAGAAAGTGTCAGGGTATGCGTCGCAAGGGGGTACCCCCCAGGCAAGGACGCATGAGGCGAAGTCCTGATTCACCGCCACCAATTTGATGATTCGTCGAAAGAGGGCAGATCCGACGAAGGCGAGGGAAGTGCATCAGGTAGTGCTTGGGCACCGATATGTACCAGTTTGAGCTGCCTAACCAGACTAAGTTGAGCAGTTTTGTTGCCTGACTGAAAGTACTTGGAAACCCCTGGGGTTCGGTATCGGATCAGCATGCCCATGAAAATCGTTATCAGGCTGATCGGGACAAAAACCCCAGTTAGGCACCATGCGATGACAACGATCAGGTCTGCTGGCCAGAAGTCGTCTGCGGTTTGTTGCCGCATTTTTAGAACAAACATAATGCCAGCGACAAAGAAAACGCATTGCGCAGTTGCCGTCAGTACCAACTGGAAGTCGGCACGGGGTCGGCTGTCCGACAACGCTCGACCCTTTAGCCGCACGGCTACGGACTGCCGGAGCCAGTCGGCGTGCTGTGGATAGTGTTCGGCAAGTTTGTCTGCAAGATCAAGGTCGGCTGATAGGGCGTCCCAACTACGGTGCCTAGAGGCGCGCCACATAGCTAGCCCCCACGCCGACACTGCCGCCACGACCGCAACGGCTATCGGTACCCAAGTGGAAGCATTCATCGGTACATCGTGGCACTGGACAGTGGGAACATGCATCACGGAGATGGCCCGGTGTCGGGAGTCAGGTCGAACCGCTGCGCACATGAGAGGGCGTCTCAATTCTTTAGAAACGGACACTCGCGCCGGAAGCGAACCGAGACCGTTCGAGGGCTCCAAACGTGCTGGTCGTTTTTCTCAAAAGTTGTTTCAAAACTACTGTCGCGTATTGACGTAGTTTTGCGACTTATGAGACACTTTCGGCATGACGGCGAACACCGCGACGACAACTACCCCGATCCCTTCTGTCGATCCGGTGACGGGAACGGGTTGGTTGTTCGGATACGCCCGCGTCTCGACCGGGCATCAGAGCTTGGATCAACAACAGGACGCACTCACGGCTGCCGGGGTTGATCCGGCCCGCATCTACAGCGATAAGCAATCCGGCATGTCCACCAGGGAACAACGCCCCGGCCTGGCGTCTCTGTTGGATAAGGCGCGTGCTGGGGATGTGATCGTGGTCGTCGGCATTGATCGGCTGGGACGCAACGCCTCCGAGGTGATGTCCACCATTAGGGAACTGGGCCAACAGGGCATCGTGCTCCGCTCCCTGCGTGAGGGCATCGACACCGGCAACGCCACCGGGCGCATGATCGCGGGCGTCCTCGCGAGCCTGGCCGAACTAGAGCTAGAACTAGGCAAGGAACGCCGTACAGCAGCCCGTGAGGCACGCAAGGCGCGTGGCCTGCATGTCGGGCGACCTAAGGCCCTAAGCGCCGAACAGGCAGCCTTAGCGGCCCGCATGCACGGCAACGGCGAATCAGCCACCACCATCGCTAAAGCGGTCGGGGTAAGCCGCGCAACCGTGTACCGGGTACTGGCCGAAAAAGACGGATGACAGCGGGCAGGGGCGTCAGCAACAGTGACTCCCTTGTGGGCACCTGTGTTCAGCACGTTCCGTGGCTGTTGCTCCTGGTCAGGGTGCTTAACGTACCCAAATATTGATGTGCGAAACGGCTCCTGAATCAGTCGTGATCTTGATAACTTCTGTGCTCTCACAGTCACTTCACAGAAGCAGGGGGACAACATGGTTGCCATCTCGTCATGCCGATATTCACTGGGTGCCGTACTCGCCGCAGCAGCAGTTGCACTATCACTGCCAGTCGGGGCGGTGCCAGTGGCGCTAGCCGATCCGCCCTACGCCAACTGCAAGGAAGCCCACGCAGACGGCAAGTACAACATTCCGCGCGGTGCACCGGGCTATTCGCCCAAGCTGGATAGAGACGGCGACGGCTTAGCCTGCGAAGGCTAACGTTCCCTCTAGAGGTCGGCTAAGCGGGGAGCAACATCTAGCCCTTAGGGGAGCGTGCGTTGGTCCAACTCCCCGCTGGCCGTACCAAGGTTGTTGGTGCTGAGAGAATCGTGCTAACACACCGCATGCGCGGTAACGGCGAGTTAGCCACCGCCATTGCAAAGCGGTGGGTGTTGGCCGTACCACGGTGAATCGTGTCCTGGTGCTAGTGGAGTGATGCCCGCATCTTTCACCCCCCAAGATGTTTCCATGAGGGGTCAGGGATGCAATTGATTCTTTGAGGTCCTTTGGGGACAGCTGGAGGTGTGAATCCATCCGGCCATTTCGTATCGGCGTCGTAACTCACCTGCGATAGGTCCACGCCTGAAAGGTCTGTCCCTCTTAGGTCTGCTCCGCCTAGCCACGCCCCTTTCAGTGTGGCAGGTCCCCAGTTGGGGTCCGAGAAGTGTGCGCCGGTTAGCACAGCGCCATTCAAATGTGCACCACACAAGTTCGCGCCTTGCAGATAAGCGCCTTGCAGTCGCGCATAGGATAGGTCGGCGTCGTACGCGTTGGCAAGTATAAACCAGGCATGCCTAAGGTCGGTATCGCGAAACTTAGTAGAGTGCAGTCGAGCACGGTCAAATACTGCGCCATCGAGATTTGACTTATCGAAAATTGCATCGGTCAGCTCAAATCCGCCCAAGTCCCAGTTATGGAGATCGAGTTCATGCAAGTTAATATCACGCCAGCATTTTGGTGGGCTCCACGTGACTCGGGTGGCGATGTCCCGGTCGGCGTAGTCTTTGGTGATTTGCATCAGTCCGTTGTATTGGCTGTCTGGAAAAACGCCATGGAAGCCTTTTATTTGTGGTGTTGTGCGGTGCTCGTAGGACGAGGCGGCTAGTACACTGACTGCGAGCTCAATATCTTTAGGCATGGTCCGTTTCACGTACCCCCAACCAGCCGGTGTTGCCGGATCCGATGTGTAGACATCCATATCACTCGGGCAATCGGGAGCATCTTTTGAGCCCTGACCAGCGAAAGCCCAGAGTGTGGCGCCCGTGCTGTCTCCATAATCGTCATTCTTCGAATCGATCGCAATGTTCTTTAGTGAGTAGATTCCACCCAGTCGCACACCGAGCGATGGAGAGTTGAGTTGGTCGACAGCTTTCGTGAAACGATCGGCCACCTGGCCTCTCTGGGTTAGTTCGTTCTGTTTACGATTCTGCTCTATCGTTGACTTTAAGGTTATCAGTGTAATAAGAACTGAGATAACAGTGACAAATGCGGCTGCGGACCTCCAGAACGGCCACCCCCAATCCCGCCCGTTGCTGTCCGTCTCGTCGTCATCATCGGCCGTTTCCTCCGCTTGTTTGGGCGACCCGAGGCGTCGAATAGTCACTTGCTCCTGTTCAGGCTGGTCAGCACTGTCGCTACTTCCACCTGATTCGTCGTCATCTCTCCGCATCTTGACCAACCATTGCAGATTGCGAATAGTGTTCCCAATCATCGATTGGTTTGACACGTACTCGCTTCCTCAGCGAGTTGTCTGCTTTTGCTCGACGTTGCGTAGCAGCCGTGCATTGCTTGGTGCCAGATACTGGCTCGGTCGGCATCGCCATCATTTGACCCCCGTCAGCCTCTTAGCTCTGGCTGCGACTGTACGCCCGAGAACCTGCTTGCGTAGCGAATCTTCGCTAGCGGTCCCGATGTTTTGGGGGTGGGGGAGTACCCCTGAACACTCTTGGTGCATGCCTCACTCGGCCAGCGCCTGTTCTCTCTCTCTAGAATTTCTGCTGCTGGATGACTGCCTATCTATTCTTAGACGGGTATTTCAACCTTTAGCCATGTGCCAGCGACAAAGAGGGTCTCAGCTTTTGTTGTTCGGCTATACAGTCGCAGATTATTGTGCGCATCAACCTCGTAGGCGGTGTCGTCTGCGCCGCACTGCACGGGTTCTTCTCTGTCTTTGAGATGGATATGCATCCAACGGAAATTAGACATTCAGTTAATTCCCCTCTTAGGTCGTTGGTACAAAGTTTGGATCTATGTCTGTGACTCGGCGTAATCTGGAAGTTCCCTGAGGTGCCAACCTGCCTCAACCCGGTTGTTGTCATAGAAGTATAGAAACAACTGGATAGCCTCAGCTGCGGTGAGCACCTCTGACGGGCGTACCGGAATCTGATGTTCGCCAAACTGGATAGATTCCGTTTCGGCCTGTTCGGTTCTCGCCTCTTTGCGACCGACAACATACTGTCGATACAAGCCGTACTTTGAAAAGAATTTGGCCTCTACTGTCAGTCGGTCTGCGGTACCGGCAACCTGAATCCATTCTTTGGGGCTGATGTTATCTCCCTGCTTAGCACCCTCGGGGATTTGGTAAATGCGGTAGCTAGTATTAGTGTCCCCGAAACGCTCATCAACAATGCCGAGTGAATTGATGCTAGCCGAGATTGCGGCAGGTATTTCTTCGCGGAACTCACTCATCCAGGCGCGAATAGTTCCTTCTGTAGTCCCCATCACAAATTCGTGTGTAGGATTATTCACTTCGCTGGCCCTTCGCTCTCCACGATATATTCACGCCATGAGGTGATCCTCACTGTCTTAACCTCACCATTCTCTGTAATCGTGAAGTAGGCTGGCTCGCCTCTTTGCAATTGATCACGCAAAGTCTTCTGTCCCTCACTGAACGGTGAGCTACCCGATTTTACCTCTATCGCCTCATATGTACCATCCGGTTTTCTTGCGAGTCCGTCGGGCCGCGTTCCAATAGTTCGCCCATCGGGCGTTGTCACCTTCACTTCACGCTGCTTTGGCAGTAATTCTCTGCCCGGGTTCTGGCGTTGGTACTCGCGTAACGCCCGCTCTTCGGATGCTTTCCCATAACCGCGTCCACCTGCAAATGTGCCGTCGGGATTCCGGGGTTGCCCCGTGCGGGCGTGCATGACGGTGGCGGGGTTGGCGACGGCTTCGGAGGTCAGGTCCAGTGCTGCGGGTAGGCCGAGGGCTGCTCCGCCTGCCATGAGTAGGCCACCGGCTGCTGCCACGGGGGCGGCTACGGGGGTGGCGGCTCCTGCGGTGAGGGCTTCTCCGACCCCGGCAGCACCGAGTACGTCGGTCCCGATACCGAATAGGGCTGCCCCGGCTGCCATTTGGATGGTTTGGCCAGGGTTTTCGATCATGGCTTGTCCGAACGCGGCAGCAGCATTCACAACGGGCGCAAGGGTGTCGTAGATTTCGCCGCCGATGTGCTCTATCTCCATGCCGATGAGCGATTTCATGGTGGAAACAACCACCTCGACGGCGGCGATGATCGGTGTGAGAAGTGTTGCCAGGGCGGCGGCTTCGGTTTTGAACTGGTTGACGATGATCGATATGTCGTGGGCGATTTTCTTGATTTCGTCGTCATCTTCGCCGGTCACCCAATCCACAACCTGCCGCACGCCGGTCATGGGGTTCACCAGCCGCGCCAGGAGGTCTTTGACAGCGTTTTGGGCGGTGTCGATCTTGGCCGCGTAGTCGTTAAGGCTCTTGCTGATGGTGGCCGCGTGTCCTGCGACCTCGTTCACGCCGGAGTCGATGTTAGTGAACGCGGTACCGATCTTGGGGCCTTCAGGAATCTCTTGCGCGGCGACGGTGGCTTGCGCCCCGGATAGGCCTTTCTGCTGCGCGGTGAACGCGGCGGCAACAGCAGACCATGCGGTACCACCCGCACGGCACTTACCCGAATCCCCATCGGGCCACACCATTCCCACGAACGGCTCCACCAGGAACCAACCCGGAGGCTCGCCCACATCACTGCCCACCGCAGACGGGGGAGAACCGGTTTTGACGTGTGGAGTGGGCGGGGCTGCCGGAAGGGGAACGCCGCCTTTGCCGTCGATATTGGAGGCGACCTCGGCACGCGAATAGTTCGTCGCGGAGGCGCGAATGCCGTCGGCTGCTCTCCCGGCCCCGTTGGATAGGTCCACCATGGCCTCTAGCAGTGCGGTGGCTGCATCGTCGTAGGAGCGGGCGAACACCACCCCGGCAGGATCTTGCCCACCCATCCCGGCTGTGCCCGACAGCGCGGCGTTCAGGGCCGAAAGCGCCGACCCCCAGCCATCGACCGCGCCCGCCACATTTTTGCCGGCTCCGTCCAACGCCACCGGGTCCACGCGAAACGGGGGAGCCATCGCCTCAGCTCCACATCGCAGTATTGGTGGCCGTCGCAGCGGTGTAGTTGGTGTGCGCCACGGTGCCCCCGGCTTGGAAATACTTCAAGGCCTCGCGCATCTGTTTGGCACCCTCGGCCCATTTGGCGTGTGCGACAGCGTGCGCGGTTGCGGCCTGGCCGGTGAATGTGGCGTGCAACCCGTCCACTTCGGCGTTCATCGCGGCGATAGCGGCTTCGGCGCGGGCCTCAACCTCGGCCATGCGCTCGGTGAGCCGTTTGAGCTCGTCGGTATCGACCCCGTATTCACCCGACATAGCCCACCCCCTATGCGCCCGCAGCATCGACGCTGGCGGCGTTAGCCGCGTCCCGGTCCTCAAACGATGCTTTGTTGCTTACCAGCAACGACGACATCTGCGATAACCCCTGATTGACCAGCTTCGCGCCCTCGCAGAACTTCACCCACTGCTGCGCGAACGCACTAGCCGACCCGCCATGCCACCCAGACCCCACAAACTCGGACACCTCCGAATCCAAAGCACCCAACTCAGCAGATAGCCCAGCAGCCGTAGACGCGATCAAACGCGATACCCGCTGCAGCTCTTCGGGCGGTACCCCCAACACCCCATCGGACATGGGCTGATGCTAGCCACGCCGACCGCAACCGGCAACGCATCATCGGCCATTTTGACCTGTCTGATCCCAGGACAGCTCACCGAACAGGATGTGGGCAACCGTGGCTGAGTCAATGTCGGCTGGTCATGCCGGATTGGATCTTGGTACCACGTCTCCCAGTAGGGGACGTCGTGAACATTGTTTGCCCTCGGACTCTACGCGATCTTGACTTGTGGCTTATGCTGGGTTGATTGTTGGGTCGCAATGCATGGGATGGTTGCGGGGTGTCGGGAAGGTGAACCGTCGTTGAGTGCCGTGAACCATGATGTGACCGAGGCGACAAGCGTGCTGACATGCCGTGATCTGACCCATCGCAGCGAACCGCAGAAGGAACTAGTCGCGGAGACGATGTCCGCTGGTGATGGCGCGCGCCGGGTCGTGGCTGTTTTCGCTGGGGCGGTGTTGGTGGTGGTGGCGGTCGCTGGTCTGCATGGCCTGTATCGGGCCGGTAGCGATATTGCGGCCTGGGGTGTGTGGAGCGCGGCGCTGCTGGCGGGAATGACGGCACTGGGTGGCGGGATCAAGCTCGCTATGTGGGGTGGCAGGCCCGTGATCGCGGCGGTCTCGACAGCTGCCAAGGAACGCTTGTCTGAGCCGGTGCAGGCCGTGGCGGCTGCGCTGGCGGTGATTGCCGGGGCGCTGGGTTTGTGGTGGACCTTGCGGGGCGGCTATGCCGCGTGGTGGCAACACCTTTCCGGTGAAACCGGCTGGACGCTGCTGCTCGGTACCGGACAGATGTTGGTGGCGGTGCTGGCTGGGGCGGCTCTATTCACGGGCGGTAAGTACTTGACGGGCCTGGCCAAAGAGGTGTTGACCGATGCCGGGATGCTCGGTGCCCGCGACCGTGCTTCTGATGCCGAAGCTGCTGGCGCGCACCGCCACACAGCTGCCAATGCCCTTGGTGGTGACGAGAAGCTGTGGCATCCAGGGCTGTTGGCGGCGTTGATCGCGGGTGGGGCCGGGTTGGTGTTGTTGGCCGCTGGGATCACACCGAAGTTGTATGTGTGGATCACCGGACCCGATGTGCTTCCGGCAGTGTTGGCGATTGCGGCCACGCTGGTGTGGGGGATTGGGTCGAATCTGGGGTGGTGGAAAGGCCTGGCGGGCCTGTACGCATGGGCTACGGATGCTTCCCAGAAAGCCACTGCCACAGCCGGTGTCATCGCGGTGCTGATGTTCTCGGCCAGCGGTTTAGGGCTGGGCTGGTTTACTCCGGCCACCGTCCCGCAGGCGCACGCGCAGTGCCCACCGGATTGCGGAGGCGGCTCAAACGGCGGCTCCTACGGGCCAGATGCCTCCCAATTTCAGCCACCGCAGATGCCCAATCAAATGCCGGACTATCAGGGCGGGATCAACCAGCCGCCCATGGATCAAAACAGCTCGATCTCGATTTACAACACTCAAGCACCCTCGATCAGTAACAACGGCGCTAACGGCTCTAGCGGGCAGCAGGGGCCACAGCAGAGCTGGGATCAGCCCGCACACGGCACCCAAATCCCGGACTACCAGACCGCAACCCCGTACACACAAGGACCGGGCAGGCCGAATCCAGATTTCAATCCGGGGTCACAAGGCGCACAAACCAATCCCGGATCCAATGCGGGATCGCAGGGCGGGCAAGCCAACCAAGGCGCGCAGAGCGGTAACCAGGGTGCCCAACAGCAGCAGCCCCCAAAACCAGCCGCCGCAGAACAACACCGGGCAGCAGACGCCTCAACAGAACACTGAGCAGCCGAATCAGTCTGATCAGCAGCGTCTTGACGACCTGACAAAGCAGTTGCAGCAGCAACAGCAGCAATCCAGTCAGGATCGGCAGCGCATTGATGATCTGACCAAACAGTTGCAGCAGCAGGGGCAGCAGAAGCAGAACGGCAACCAGAAACTCCCGAAGGCCCCGTCCAAGGACAAGAAGCAGGACAACAAAGACCAACAGCAGGATCAGGACGACCAATCGGGCACAACCGATCTGGCATCGCTGCTGCTTGGTGCGGGTTCGACGCGTCGCCGTAAACAAGACGAGCAACAACAGCCTGAACAGGCCCAGCAGCAAGGCCCGGACACCCAGGCGCTGACTCAAGATGGGGCGCAGCTGGGTCAGTCGCTGCCGGGGGACATCGCCAACACCGTTTCCGATTCTGTGAATCTGGGGCAGTCGGCGGGCTCGGCGGCCCAGAACTTCGGGTCAGCCGCTCAGGCCGGTGCCTCGCTGGCTTCTAGCGCTCAGTCGGGTGCGGTCAATCCGATGGACGCTGTTGCCTTGGTACAAGGGGTGTCTGGAGGCATCAGTGACACCGCTGATGCGGTGGGCTCGGGTGCCTCGATTGCCTCCACCTGGCTCAATAACGCCGGGCAGGGCGCGCAACTCGCCGCTGACGCCAACCCCCAACTCCAACCCCAAGCCCAGCAGGTTCAGCAGCTCACCCAAGCCGGTAGCCAAGTCGCCGACCTGACCGGCCAAGTCGCGGGCGGTGTCTCCCAGGTATCCGGAATGGTCAACACCGCATCCAGCCTCGGCGCCTCCGGCATGCCCGACACCTCAGGGGCCACCGACGCGTTGTCCGGCACCGCGACCGCCGTCAACGGACCCGGCGATGTCCCGAAACCTCCCACACCACCTGCACCGCAGTCGTCGGGTGTGCAGGCACTGGACAGTACCTCCACGCGTGCGCCCCAGCAGCCCGCGCAACCGTCGAACGCTCAGACACCGAAGACGACCCAGGACAGCAACTTCTACAAAGACTGGTATCCCAAGCAACCCGCCGAACCCGATCCGACCGCTGGTGCGTTCACGGGCTCACTGAACAAAATGGGCGTCGCCGAACCCAGAAGCCCCCTGGACAAACCTGCGCCCGCGCCAGATCCGCGCAGCGTGCCCGCTCCCAAGCTGGACATGAACAACCCCTCGGACAAGGCGGCGGTCGATCAGTTCCGCAGCATCTTGTCCACGCAACTGCCCCCTGACCAGGTTGACGCGAAGGTGGCCGAGGCCATCAAGGGATCGCAGCAGGATCGCCCCCTCTACGCGGTGCCCGAAGGTCAGCCGCAGGCTGTCCGGGAGACGTTTAGCGATGCGTTCCATGACTCGTGGGACAAGGGCATCAAAGGCACTCAAGACTTGGTGGGAGCTAACGGACTCGATGCCGCCAAAGATGCCTGGGGCGACGTTGGTACGGGCATTAAGAGCAGCTTTGGTGAGCTAGCCCATCCCACGGAAGTCACCCCCGAGCGGGTCGACAACATGCAGCGAATGATCGACAACCCCAAGGCATTTCTGGGCGAACAGGCGGCCATCGGCGCACAGGCAATACCCGGAGCCATGCTCGGCGGCGAAGGAGCACTCGCCCGCGTCGGCCTCGAAGACGCAGCCGTATCCGGCACGCGAACTGAACTTACCCACGGACTGCCCGAACCTCGCGAACTGCCAGCAGCAGTACCAGAATCGGGCGGGTCAACATATAAACAGCGGCTCGACAAGACGCCCATCAACAACGGGCAATGGACAGACCAGCGTGGCGAGTCGACGTGGCTGTCACAGAACCCAATGGTTAATCAGTTTCTGCATGAAGCAGGTGTCGATGGGATCGAATACAGCAACGCTCGGCCCGACTTTAGTCCAGTCGCTAAGGGGCAGGTCGAGATCCCTAACATGTCAACCGACCGTCGCTTAAACTTCAACGCCGCCGACGAACAGCTTGCTCAGGTTTGGGGCGTAACACCAAAAGAGGTTGCGAAATGGCGCTCGGACAATAAGTACACTTGGCATGAAGAGCCGAACCTAACGACTATGCAGCTAGTACCATCAATGGTCAATAACAGACTCGGCCATATAGGTGGTGTCGGTGAACTCAAGGCAGGCAAGACGCTTCCCTCGATAGGAGATGGCTCGTGATCGACCCAGTGCTCGGAAGTATTGCCTTCACCCAGGGAGCAGGTTGGGAAGGGGCTTATACTTATCCATTCTTCGGGCAGGAGGTGACGGTAACGCTCGCGCTCGGGGGCTGGGAAGAATCCGACCCGGTTGAGCCGCAACAGATAGAGGCTGTCGCACAGTTCAACATGCGTAAAGCGGAGCTATGCGCGCAGGCAGAGGATGCTATCTACGCGTACTACCTAGAACATTTATCCGATCTTCGCGAACAATTCGGAGATAGCGCAGACGATCTCATGCCGATCATCGAGGGTAAGCAAGAGATTCCGCGACTTGTGAAGCCTACGGACTTCTTCGTTCAACTGGCGTTCTCCGCCGACCGTGTTATCGGGCTTTTGTATGACTGCACGTGGGACGCTGATTTAGGGCTCGCTGTGAAATTCGTCAATGAGGCGATCGAGGAAGTTGGGCCGCAGGACATCGTTCTTTAGCTGATCCAGCAAGTATTCGAACTCTGGAAAACCTAGAATAGTGAGGGCGATTCAGGCTGTGTGGTTTGCGGGGCGGTATGGGGCATTGCGGGCTCGGTTGTTCGGCCCGCCGCGACCCCGTAGCTGTGTGCCCGATTGGGTGAGCGCGTCGTGCACATAGCCGTAGGAGTGCCCGTAGGACTTGGCTAGCGCACGGATGCTGGCTCCAGCTTCATACGCTGCCTTCAACGCCGTGCGCTCCTGAGCGCGTTCAATGCCGCGTGTTTTCACTGAATCCCTGTCCCCGACTAGTTGGCCTCCTGCGCAGTCTTCCACTCGATCTGAATCTTCGTCGGGTCGAAATAGCTTCCGTTTGGTTGCCTGCCGGGTGGCACGGGCAGAATCGTGACAGTCATTAGCGTGTCAATGACCTTGCCCCGCACCTCCGGTGGTGCTGCCTTCCAGGCTGCGCGCACGTCTTCCTCTGCCAGAATCGCGGCCACCGCTGACGACGAACGAACCGAGGCAAGTTCGGCGTCTACGGCAGCGAGTTTGGCATGAAGTTCGGAGGTTCCGCGCTTAAGTTGAAGGCCATCGATACTGCTGTCAGCGAATAGAGCGGTGAGTTCGTCCAGGCGTGCGCGTAGCCCCTCTCGTTGCGCATGTAGGGCCGTCAGGTCCGCTTCTGCGCCCAAAATAACCTGACGGGCATCCGGAGAATTCAGGCGGGCGATGACGTGCTCACTGACATATTCATCGACGTACTCGGCCACGCGCCCGAGGTGTTTAACCTTGCTGCACGTGTAGACCTTGCGCCAATCGGCTTTGCGTCTTGAGCCGACTTGGGAGGCGCTGCCCATCCGGGCACCACACTTGCCACACAGATACACCCCGGAGCCTTGGTATTTGCGGATTCGGCTGATGTGGTTAGACCGTGCGGGATCGCACAACAGCGCCTCTATCGCGGCGAATGTTTCAGCGTCAATGATCGCGTCCCATTGGCCTTTACCGACGTGCTGGCCCTCATGCAGGACGATTCCCGCGTTGCGGGGCCGGAGCAAGATGGTGCGCACTTCGCGTGAGGTGAATTCCTTGCCACCAAAAGCTGTCCGCAGACCGGCAGCGTTCCAGTCCCGTGCGATCTGGCGTAGCGATACCCCGCTGAGAGCGCGTTGTGTCGCGGTGCGGATTGCTTCGGCTTCTAGCTCACGTAGCCGCAGACCGTCCGACTCGTATCCGAAAGCGCGACGACCGCCCCGGAACTTACCCTCCAGTGCTGCTTGCTTTTTCGCACTCTTGGCCCGTTCGATCAAATGCTCGATCTCATAGCGGGCCATCGCTCCCAGGACGCGCGCATTAGTCCTTCCCGCAGGGGTGGAGAAATCCAGATGCCCCGCCCTGACCGCTCGCACCTCGATCTTCTTACGCTCGCACAGTTCGATGAACCCCTCAAGCTCGATCGGTCGGCGGTGCATACGATCGGTATGCCATGCAATCACCGCCTGTGCTTTGCCAGCCTCTAGCGCTACCAGCATCGCCTCATACGCCGGTCGGCTCTTCCCGGAGAACGCTGAAATGTCGTTGTCAGAGAACGTTTCAACTACCGTCCACCCAAGCTCATCGGCCAACTTCTGGCAATCCTCGCGTTGACGGTCCACACCGAGTTCATTGCCAGCACGGTCCTTGCTGATACGGGTATAGATCACAGCCTGCATGTTTAGCAGCGTACTAGACGCCCATATGACCTCGCGCTTGCCACCGCTGTGCTGTCGGCCAGCAAGGCGATTCCACCGGACCGGCTGGAAAA